ATGCAAAACTTGTGCCACAAAAGGGTTACTGTTTACAAACACTAATGAGAGAGCGGGACTAAAGCTTAAACCTAGAAATGTCATTGATTGTTCCGCAATGGGATTTAAAACCGACAAAAACATATTGGAGAGTTATTTATCTACTGCTGACGATGCCATTCACGAATTTCTAAAAAAGTATGTACGCTATTCTGCCATACGAACGTATTTGCGTACTTTTGTTGAAGGAATGCAAAGTTCCATATTGGATGACAAAAAAATTCATCCTCAATTCATGCAATGCGTGACAAGTACTGGCAGGCTATCCTCCCGTAGCCCGAACTTCCAAAACATGCCTAGGGGCAATACATTTCCCGTTCGGGAATGCATCGTTTCTAGGTGGAAGGGCGGAAAGATACTTGAAGGGGATTACGCCCAGTTGGAGTTCAGAGTGGCGGGATTTTTGGCTGATGATGAGCAAATTTACAAGGATGCGATAGGTAATGTTGATGTTCACGCGTATACGGCTAAGATACTGGGCGTGTCACGGCAAAAAGCGAAATCTGACACCTTTAAACCGCTTTATGGGGGTATTTTAGGTACACCCAAGCAAATGCATTATTACAGGGCGTTCAAGAATAAATACATAGGCGTGACGGCGTGGCATAGGAAACTGCAGAATGACGCTTTTATGACGAATAAGGTGGTATTGCCCTCTGGAAGACAGTACTTTTTCCCTAACGTGGAGAGATTGCGTAGTGGAAGTGTGACAAATTCCACCGCTATAAAAAATTATCCCGTACAGGGATTCGCTACGGCTGACTTACTGCCCATAGCACTAATTAAATTAAAAAACCTGTTGACAGAACGAAATTTAAAGACTATTATATGCAACACAGTACATGATAGCATTGTTTTGGATGTGTATCCAGAGGAAGAAGAAAAAGCTATCAAAACTTTAAAGGAGGCCATGATGTGTTTATCCAGTGAATGTGAAAGACGCTATGGCTTTAAATACACGATGCCGATTGGAATCGAGTTGAAGCTTGGTGACGATTGGCTCAATATGAAGGAGGTTTATAAAACCAATGGCTGAAAACGGTAAAGATATAGACGCTTTAACAGTTCCCGTTAATTTTGACACTATAAGCGATGCGGAACTGATGAAGTTAACAGGACAAACGGATAATGGCGGGCAAGGTTCCGTCCTGTCACGGCTGTCCATTAATTATAACACTGAAGATGATAATGAGAACCCATTGCCTAGAGGGCATTTTACGATTCGAGTTGATGGGGACAGGGTATTTTCTAAAGAGGTGGTGTTCAGACCATTCATTAGATTATATGCTTACAGTTATTGGGACAATAGTGCGGAGGAATTTACATCAAGCGTGCAAATGCCATCACTAGGTGACCAATTTGCTGATACATCTGGAACTTACAAGTGTGGAAAATTATCTAGGGAAGACGTGCAAAAAATGGCGGATAACGACCCACAACGAGTTATACAAAGTTCCATTAAGTGTAATCAAGTTATTTATGGAATTGCAACAATGGCTGACGGCAAAAACGCCACAGGCGAAAGTGTTGACATTAAAGAAGTTCCTTGCGTGTTGTATGCTAAGGGGGTTAACTACCTTCCGTTTAGCACGACTTTGGCTAGTTTAGTAAAACAGAAAAAGCCGATGATACGCACTAATCTTGGATTATCCACAAGAAAACAGAAAGCGGGTGGAAACACCTTTTTTGTTATTAATGTGAAGATACAGGATTCAGTGGATACCCTGTCAGACGTGGACAAGGGGTTACTGAAGGAATTTGCTTTAGCGGTTAAATCCATAAACGAGGGTGTCATGGGAAAACATAGAGAGGCTACGAAACAAAAAACAATAGATGGCGACCACTCCCTAGCTATCGAGTTAGACGGATAGTAGCAGTGCTCTATACTCTAATAGAGAATTTTCTTTATGACGCAACAGGGGGGAAGGTAACACTTTCCCCCGAAATTATAAATGAGTTTAAGGAATCGTGTGGTAAGGCGTTAGAAAAACAATTTAATAAAAGACCCGAATGGAGAATAAGGATGTCGGGGTTGGGAAAGCCTTTATGTCAGCAACAATTAGAAAAAAAAGGTGTAAAGGGTGAAATTGAATACAACACAATTATAAAATTTTTAATGGGGGATTTAATTGAATCTGCCGCTATAGCCGTAATGCGTGGGGCGGGTGTGAACATAGAGAAATTACAAGAGCCTGTGAAATTAAAAGTGGGTAGCACGGAATTAAATGGTACGTACGATGTAAAAATTGATGGAAAAGTTTGGGATGTGAAATCAGCTAGTCCTGCTAGTTTTATTAATAAATTTGGTCAGTATGGTAGCTACCATAAGATAAAGGATGATGACCCTTTCGGATATGTCATGCAAGGTCATTTATACGCTGAGGCGGAAAATGTACCTTTTGGCGGTTGGATAGCAATAAATAAAGTTACAGGTGAATGGGCTGTATGTGAAGCACCAGAAAATCAAAGTAAAGACAGGGAAGAAGTACTGCAAAAAGCTGATAAAAATATTAAGTGTTTAAAATCAAACAGGAAGTTTAAAAAATTATTTAAGGTAGTTAAAGAGACATACGTGCCGAAGTCTGGAAAACAAAAAGGTGTGAGAATGGAAACAGGAAATACTATATTGCACAGCATTTGTGGATACTGCCAGTTTAGACATTTTTGTTGGCCGAAGGCGCAATTACACGAGAGAGTGACATCAAGGGCTAAAACCAGACCCCTCACTTGGTATAACAGGTTAAAAAATACGGAGGTTAAAAATTTATGAATGTATTATGGCTGACATCCCCTTTTAAAAAGGAAGACATATTATCAAACAAGGATGCTGTTTGGGTGTATACGGAAAATGCCCTTAAAAAAGGCGGGGGAGAAATGATGGAATGGATGCGAGGTAATGACAATTGCCATTCCCTAATTACAAGGGAAACAATTGGTGAGGATGGCTATTTTAGGGAAGATAATATAATTAAGACGACAAGAATTATAAAAGATGATTTTCATAGTCTGCAATTGAAAATAAGACAAGGAAAACTTGCTATCATGCCTTCTGTTGACATAGATAAAGCAATAATAGAATTAGGAAAGAATGCGCCGACATTGGTGGATGTTTTTACAAAATGTGTGGAAACAGTTAACAGATATAGAATGACAACTCTTGTATGAAAAGAAAAGGCTTTCGTTCAGAATTTGAAAGGGGGTTCGCTCATTGGTTGATAAAGAATGGAATTAAGTATGAATATGAACTGTATTATGTTGAATATCAACCTAAAATTAAAAAGTATACTCCCGATTTTTATTTACCTAAGTTAGATATGTATATAGAAACAAAAGGATTTTTTGATTTGGCAGACAGACAAAAACATTTACTTGTTAGAGAACAAAATCCCGACATTGACATAAGATTTTTATTTGTTAATGCAAATAACAAGCTTAATAAATCAAGTAAAACAACTTACGGAAAATGGTGTGATAAGCACGGCATACAGTGGGCAGAACAGAGGATACCTAAATTATGGTTGAAATAAATAAACTTATGGATGAAACGGAAAAGCTATCTCTATTACCAGATAGATTTTATCTTGTACTAAGACCAATGAAAGAAGGAGTGGGGTTTGATATGATGGCATATGACACAACCGACCCTAAAAATCCCGTTCATGCGGCTTATTTTGTGTTAAAAGGGGTGATGGAAATGATGGATACAGACTTGGACAGGCTTGTTTCACTGGGGCAAATGGCCGTCATGGATAAAATGGTTGAAATAGAACGAAAAGGGGGGACACCAAGGACAGAAGACTTGTCGAGTGACATAACAAAAGTTAACCTAGGAAAGAAACACTAATGAAATCTATTATAAAAGAAAATAATTCAAAAAGTATAAAAGAATTAAAAACACATGATTTTTCTGTTACTCAATTCAATGAAGACCTTAAATATGGAAAAAAACATGAAAAGCTTGTGATGAAATCTCGTGAGAATTATGAGTTAAAAACTGACAGATTAGCCTATAAAACAGGCAATGCCTTCATAGAGTTTAGGTCAAGAAATAAAGTCAGTGGCGTAGTAACAAGTAAAGCTGACATTTGGATTTTCAAGATTGTTGACAAAAATGACAAACATCTGTTTTCTATTGAAATTCCTCTTGACAGATTGCGTGAAAAGGTGTATAATAGTACTTACCGCATTGTTGCAGGAGGAGATAATCTGACATCCAAAGGGTATCTAGTTCCTTTACAAGATTTAGTATCTATATGAAAACAAAGGATTTTTTAAATGAAGCGATTAAATTAGCTAGTGGACAACGACAGATAGACTATGGTGATAAAACAGAAAATCATAAAAATATAGCTAAATTATGGTCAGCTTATTTAGAATATACTATATCTCCCCACGATGTAGCCATGCTTATGTGTCTTTTAAAAGTGGCGAGAACTAAACTGGGGGCTGTAAGTAAGGATACTTATATGGATATGTCCGCCTATAGCGCCATAGCAGGTGAAATAAAATTTAAGGAGCCAAAAGAAGAATCAGAGGGAGAACGAAGAGGGAGAGAAACAGCAGAATATTTAAAGAGTTTAAAAAATGACAGATAAAAAAGATGAATTAAAAGTAAAGTTTTTACCCTTAGCAAATTCTTATCTAATGGCATCATTAGTACCACAAAGAATGGTGGATTCACTAAATAGTTATTTAGATAAGTTACAAGAAGATAAAAATAGAAAATCACACGCAAAAAGTCTGGTTGGACAAATAAAAAGGGGTCAGCAACTTAGTATGAAAGCGGCAGACCCAGAAGTTAAAGAGTTTGCGGAATGGTGTTGCACTCTGTCTTTAGGTTACATAGATTTATTTTCAAAATCAACAGGGACTAATTTTTCAAAACTTGCGGCGGAAGTAAATGAAATATGGTCTGTTCATTCTTATGAAGGGGATTATAATCCTATTCACGCACATGGTGTTAAATCAGTTACAGGAGTTTCTTGCACGACATGGACAAAAATACCAAAACAAATAGAGGATGTTCCCGGTGAAATAGTAAATAATTTATTTAATTCATCTGGTAATTGTGATGGATTTATAACTTTTTATCACGGAGCTACAGGTGGTTCGAGACAAGATGCTGAATTATTAAGACCTCCTCAGCACGTAACATTAAAGCCTTTAGTTGGAACTATGTATTTTTTTCCTAGTTGGATGCAGCATTCTGTCTATCCATTTTTTGGTGAAGGGGAAAGGCGTACTGTAGCGGCGAATATGAATATTTGGCCCGAAGAAGTTTTAAAAGCCACGCAACATCAATTTATTGAAAAAGAGAAAAAAGATGGAAAGAAAAATAGTTAAAATACAAAAATTACACG